TAGCTTAGACAAAGCTGCCAAAGTAATGATTGAACAAGGCAATATTGCTGCATCGCAAAAGAAACAAGCGGCAGATATTTTGTTGGAAGTTAATCGTCAAAGAAAGGAAACAAACACTAAATGATGGACCTACTTACGGCTGATTTCATAGCCGCGCTCCGGGATAAGATCCGGCAAGATATGAATAACTACGCTGACGATGTGGCAACCGGTCAGTGCGCAGATCATGCAGCATACAAAGAGCTTTGTGGGGTAATTCGAGGCCTAGCCCTAGCAGAGCGCCATTTATTTGACCTCGCAGATTTAATGAAAGAAGACAACGATGAGTGATACCATCGCACTACCGCCAGAGGGGTTACTCCTTCCGCCGGGCGTAGTACCTAAAAAACAAGAAGCACCTACGGAAGCAGAGTTGGCTACCATGGACGCTATCGAAAAAGCATCGCAAATACCTACTCCTTCAGGGCATAAGATTCTCTGCGCTTTGATTGACGTAGATGATAAGTTTGAAAGTGGGATTTTAAAATCCGACGAAACAAAGAAGGTTGAGGAATTAACTTCCCCGGTCTTATTTGTTATCAAATTGGGTGTATCTGCCTATAAAGACACAGACAGATTCCCTGATGGACCTTGGTGTAAGGAGGGTGATTTTGTTTTAACCCGCCCATATACCGGGACTCGTATCAACATTCACGGTAAGGAATTTCGCATTATTAACGACGATCAAGTCGATGGTACTGTGCTTGACCCCCGTGGTATTTCGCGTGTTTAAAAGGAGCGACTATGGCAGAGCAATTTACGTTCCCCGATGAGTCTAAAGACTTCAAAGAGGAAGAATTTAAAGAGGAGTTAGATGTAACAACGGAAGGCGATGAGCCAGAACTTGTTATTGAAGACGATACCCCAGAACCCGATAGGAGAGCGCAACCGTTAAATCGTGAGGTGGAAGACCCATCTGACGAGGAAATTGAAGGCTATACCAAAGGGGTTCAAGGCAGAATTAAAGAACTAACCCATGCCCGGCATGACGAGCGTAGAGCAAAAGAAGCAGCCCTGCGCGAACGGGAAGAAGCCATAAAACTAGCACAGCAGGTATTGGAAGAGAATAAAAAACTCAAGCAATACGTGCAGACTGGTGAGACAACTTACCAAGAAATGATGCAGTCTAAGGCTGAAGCCGACCTGGCTATGGCTCGTGAAAAGTATAAGAAAGCATCTGAGGAATTTGATGCCGACGCCCTACTTGAAGCGCAAGAAGCATTAACTGAAGCAAAAATGAAGATTGAGGCGGCAAAGAATTTTAAGCCTACCTCTTTACAAACTTCAGAAAATGATGTACAAATACAAACATCGGCACAAGACGTCCCCAAACCCGACGAAAAGACCCTGCGCTGGCAGGCAAAAAACCAGTGGTTCGGAACACCGGGGTACGAAGAAATGACAGCGTTCGCTCTTGGGCTGCACCAAAAGCTTGTCTCAACGGGTTATGACCCGCGTAGTGATGAATATTTCGAGCGCATTGACGCCCGCATGAAGTCTGTGTTTCCTGAAGTTTTTCCTCAGGAGCAAGAGACTAAAAAACCTAGCGAGCCTACTAGAAAGCCTGCAACAGTGGTGGCATCTGCATCCCGTTCTACGGGAGCAAAGAAAACCGTCAAGCTAACAACAACGCAAGCTGCGTTGGCGGACAAACTTGGTATCCCTCGTGAACTATATGCTCAGGAATTTTTAAAACAGGAGGCCCGTAATGGCTAATAATCGTACCCCTCGTGAATTGGACTCACGCGAAAAAAGTTCAACCCGTGCTGTTTACCAGCCAGCTGCAACACTACCAACCCCAACCCCGCAAGACGGGTATAAGTTTAGGTGGGTAGCAACTGCTGTATTAGGGCAGGATATTCCTACCAACGTTTCTCAAAAGAGACGTGATGGGTGGGAACCCGTCAAAGCGGAGGATCATCCTGAGTTAATGCTGCAAGGTAATGCTAGTGGCAACGTCGAAGTCGGTGGGTTAATGTTGTGCAAGATCCCTACCGAACGCGCGGAAGCACGGAATGAGTATTATGAAAAACAAGCACAAGACCAAATGAATTCGGTTGATAACCATTTCATGCGGAATAACGATGCCCGTATGCCATTATTTTCTGAGCGTAAAACCTCGGTTAGTAAAGGAGGCGGGTTTGGTAACGGAATTAAATAATTAATTAATTTAACTTAGGAGTTTAATATGGCTTATCCCACTGTAGATAAACCGTACGGACTAAAACCAGTCAATTTGATTGGTGGTCAGGTCTTTGCGGGAGCAACCCGTCAGATGGAAATTGCAAGTGGCTATGCTACTAGTATTTTTTATGGCGATTTAGTAAAACGTATTTCTGATGGAACGATTGAAAAAGATACTGGCACAACTACAGCTACGCCTTGCGGTGTATTTTTAGGTGTAAGTTTTACTAACCAGTCAACTGGTCAAGTACAGCAACAACAGTATTATCCAGCCAGCCAAGCAATTGCTTCGGGAAGTAAAATTTTCGCTGTAGTTGCAGATGATCCTGACACACTGTTCAAAGTAGTTTCTTGTTCTTCAGGTACAACTGTTGCTGGCATGGGCATTTCTGCTATTGGTAATAACATTGCTCTGATTCAAAACTCTGGATCTACCGTTACTGGTAACTCCGCTGTAGCAATTGATGAAGGTACGCAAGCTACTACTAATACTCTACCTATCCGCATTATTGATGTGGTAAGAGATACAGCAACCGGCGCTGACACATTTGTTGAGTTTATCGTAAAGATAAATGCAACTATGCATCAGTACAACAACTCAACTGGCGTATAAGGAGCTTAAAAAATGGCTATTTCACGTTCACAGCTCCTTAAAGAGCTACTCCCTGGTCTTAACGCATTGTTTGGTTTAGAGTACAAGCGTTACGGCGAAGAGCACAAAGAAATCTACGAAACCGAAGCCTCTGAGCGTTCATTCGAAGAAGAGACAAAACTTTCTGGTTTCTCTGCTGCTCCAGTTAAGTCTGAAGGCGCTGCAATTGCTTATGACAATGCACAAGAAGCTTTCACGGCTCGCTATACACACGAAACCATTGCTTTGGGTTTCTCAATCACTGAAGAAGCGATTGAAGATAACTTGTATGACAGCCTATCCGCTCGTTATACCAAGGCATTGGCTCGTGCTATGGCTTACACCAAGCAGGTTAAAGCGGCTGCTGTATTGAATAACGGTTTCACTAACTCTGCCGCTTATTACGGTGGTGACGGTGTACCTTTGTTCTCTGCAAGCCACCCATTGGTTTCTGGCGGTACAAACAGCAACGTTCCATCTACTCCAGCTGACTTGAATGAGACTTCTTTAGAAGCCGCTACCATTCAAATCGCCGCTTGGACAGACGAGCGTGGTCTGTTAATTGCTGCTAAGCCACGTAAATTGGTTATCCCACCTGCATTAATGTTCGTTGCAACTCGTTTACTTGAGACTAACCTCCGTGTTGGTACCACCGATAACGACATCAACGCGCTCAAGAATAACGGTACTATCCCAGAAGGCTACACCGTTAACCACTTCTTGACCGACACCAATGCTTGGTTCTTGATGACCGATGTACCTAACGGTTTGAAGCACTTCGTTCGTAGTCCTCTCCAGAATTCTATGGATGGTGACTTTGACACTGGTAACGTACGTTACAAGTCTCGCGAGCGTTACAGCTTTGGCTGGTCCGATCCACTCGGCGCGTTTGGTTCACAAGGCGCTTAATCAGCACCTTGGATTTATGAAGACCCCGCTCACAAGGCGGGGTTTTTCTTTTGTTCTTCGTAGTGGTGGATTCTGTGGCAGTTAGCGCATAGGACTATGCACTTTTTAATTTCTTCTCTAGCCTGTTTATACATCCCATAACTTGCTAGGCGGTTAACACTTTTATAATTTGACTTATCTATGTGATGAAAGTCTATAATAGCGGGATGGGAACTACCACACTTGGAGCACGCTAATGTACCTTTGTATTCCGACCATTCTTTTCTTTGCTCCCGTTTTCGCGCTGCTGCGGTTTCTAGGACTTTCTTTTTGTTAGCAGCGTAATGCTGTGCCGAGCTTTTGCGGTAAGATTCTTTTTTCCTAGGATCGTTGGGATCTTTATACGGCATCTTTTATAAATATAGTAGGTTCTTTGCTATCAAAAGAATAAACCCTTACAGGACCACCGGAGTATAAGTCACTTTGACAAGCTGCCCAGCAAGCCTCTTCAGCTGTGTGTCCTAAAGCCATTACCGCCAACGCAGCTAAAGTACCGCTACCTAAAGCATCTGGGGTAGCAATCTGCCAAAACCGTAAATCTTTACCGGAAACAAATACGCCTTCCTCAGTTAACAACATAAAGTCTGCATCATCGGCGTCTTTAATTACGGGAGCTTTACCCTTTTTGCCGTCTAGGAAATAGCGAACAACTTCTTGAATGCTGGTTACATCACCCGCACCAGCTAGCCAACCCTGCGGAATACGATAGACTTTATCGTTATTTATGGACTTAGTGTCCGAATCGTCATCTGAAACTTGACTGTCCGCAACAATGATTTTTCGTTTAGGATCGCCAACAATTGTTGTCATGTTATTTTGTAGCCAAAATATATAGTCCTACGTTACTAAACGCATACCCAGTATATACAACTGCCATAGGCATGTTTCCTTTTAATCCTTGTTCTACAGCTATGTATCCGTAGATCATACCTGTAACAATAATCAACCATGCGCTCATATCATATACCTAAATTTGGTGGGAGGTGTTGCAACAGGCAGCTGTGCAGTATAGGCCGCCAACCCCCCGCCGTTATTGTACATAAATCCTATTGCAAAGTTTTAAAAAAAGAGTATTATTCAAGAAACTGGGAAACCAGCTTAT